GGGTGGGATGGCGGTGACGAGCCTGCGGACCGGCGACCGCTTCGTCGCGTTACCGGCGGTCCCGCCCATGGGCAGCACCTCGTCCGTCAGCTCGAGGTAGCCCTTGGTGGTCCACCCGACGACTGCCGCACCGATCGCGGCCGGGGGCACCAGAGGCGTGAGCAGGTGGCGGAACAGGCTCACGTGCACCCGGCCGTTGTTGCGGCGTGCGCATTCGTGGATCGCGACGCGGATGACCTGCCGGGCCTCGACCCGGGAGGGCCGCCAGTCCGTGTGGACCGCCCGCAGGTTCGCGGTGGTGTCACGCGGAGGGCGGGTCGGGTCCGCTGGGCGCGGGGTCCAGTCGAGGGTGTCCTGCACGGCGGGGGTCATCGGGGGATCTCGATCTCGCCGGGGAGCAGTCCGCCGGGCGCGTTGTAGCGCTCCTGCAACTCAGTCCACGTCGACGGGAACGCCTTCTGCAGCAGAGCCAGATTGTCCGTGTCCGCCCTGCGCATCGTCGCCATGACCAGCGCATAGAACGGGTAGTCGTGGGTGTCGATCTCCCAGGACGCCTTGTAGGAGTAGAGGCTCACGCGACACCGCCCCACGGGCCACGGTCCACACCCGCGGGCCGGATCAGCTCGACCAACGCCACCACGTCCGGGGACAGGGGATCGCCCCGGAGGCTCGGGTGTCGGTCGGCGACGGCTTCGGTGTGATGCGCGGCGGCGGTCTTGGCCGACACAACCTGGCGGGCACCCGCGAAGAACGCGGCGAGCCGGTCGTGAGCGACGCCCGGCCTCGGCTGGCGGACGCGCACCCTCGCCGCGACGACCATGCCCTCACGGATCAGGGAGACGGATGCGGCCTGGCGCTGGCCTGCGTAGAACAGCGCGGCCGACAGGGTGATGGTCATGAGGCACCCGCGAAGAACGCGACCTGCACGGCGCCCGAGTAGGCGGCCACGTTGGAGTCCGGCAGTGTGCCCGTCCCGAGCGGGACCGCACAACTCACCCACCCGCTCTCGTCGCGGACCTCGACGCCGCAGCGCACGGCGACCTCACGGACCGACGCCTCGGAAGCGAGCGGGACCGACACCCGGACGCCTTGTGTGGGGTGGGTGCGGGTGGGGATCTCGCCGTGCTCGAACATCACGGCCAGGGTGCGCAGGGCGTCTGCGACCTGGTGGCCGGTGAGCGGACGGTCGAGGGTGGTCATGAGGCCCTCCGCTCCGTTGCGCCACGGGCGATCCACGCGTAGAGCTCGTCGCGGAGGATCACGGGCTTGGTCGTCTGGCGGCCGTCGATCACCGGGTAGCGCACGGTGATGTCCCCGGCGTCGACAGCGCGGCGGATGTTGCGCGCGGAGATCCCGGTAGCGGCCTCTGCGGTCTCGTAGGAGAACGAGACGGGGGCGATCGGGGTGGTCATCAGGCCACCTCGGCGACGCCATCGGCGCCGTAGGGGTTCGCGATGATCGCACGCCGGTCGTTGATGGTGAGCGCTGCGATGAGCGCGTTGAAGACCTTGGGGCTCACCTTGCGGGAGTGGCCCAGCTCGATCTTGGCGATGTACGGGCGGTTGACGCCGACCGCGGCTGCGAGCTCGGCGACTCCCATGCCGGAGCGGACGCGGATCTCGCGGATCGCTGGCCCGTGGATCTCGATGGTCGTTGGTGTGGGCATGTGCTCACCTAACCACACCTAGGAACACTTGGCAACACCTAGCAACATCAGGAACGCAAGTCGATGACGTGCAGAAGCACATCCATGGGATTCGCGCAGGTCACATCGGTGGTGGGATGTGTTCCTAGGGGCCTATAGATGTTCCTAGGTGTTTCTGAGACGCTTCCGGGGTGAGCATGACTGACGAAGAACGGGCGACGCTGGGCGCACTGGTCGAGGCCGAGCGCAAGCGGCGCTATCGCACCAAGTCCGCCGCCTACCGCGCGGCGGAAGTCAACGCGGCGACGTGGTCGCACATCGAAGCCGGCGTGCTCGTCCGTGAGGACAGGCTCGCGGCGGCCGTGCACACCCTGTGGCCGTCAAGCGGCGGCGACTGGCGAAAGGTCGGGACCGCCATGGCCTCCGACCGCCCCCTGATCGCCTACAACGACCGCGCGCTACTCGACGAGCTCGAGGCGCGCCTGACCGAGAGAGGGGTGAGGGGCGATGGAAACGCCGCCACCACCAACCGGGCCGCGGCGAGCGCGGCCATGGGCACAGTCGGGGAAGAGGCAGAGGACGTGATCACATCCGAGACGCCACCGCCCCTAGAAGCCAGTCCGCCGCAGCCGCCCGAGTCTCAGGAGTGAGGTCGGCGTCCACCAGGGCGATGCCGTACTTGCGGAGGTAGATGACCGGGATGGGCAGGTCGTCCACCTCGACGATGCGGATACCGAAGCGCCGGGCAAGCTCGAATGCGGACATGTGGACTGCACCCCTAGAGGTCGCCAGGGGTTCAGGTACCTACACGGCCCCAGCCGCACACGCCCCTAGCACGCACTGTCACACGCTGCGGTGACAGTGCCAACGCCTGACCGTCGCGCTTAAGGACGGTATGCCCTAGACACGCGCAGGCGACGCTCCCCGGCACCCGGTCGATGCCCATGTCAAGCGAGGGTCGAGGTGGCCGTAGGCCGCAGCACACACCAACAGGAGGACAGCATGAAGCGCATCTCTACTGCGGCGGTGGCGGTCGCCGTTTCGCTCCTGGCCGCGTGCGGGACGGGCGGCGAGGACGTTCCGGCATCTAGCCCCAGCCCAACGCCGAGCGTCGCCACCGGCACCGTTGCGGGTACCGTCGCGGTCGAGCTCGACTTCACCGCCAACCTGCGGGCTGGCAACAACGCTCAGCACGGGACGTGTCTCGTCAAGACGGGATACGAGGACCATGCAGACGGTGCCCAGGTGGCGGTGCTCGACGCGTCCGGAGCGGTCATCGGCGTGGGCGCACTGGTCTCGACCGGTCTGGAGTTGATCGACGGCGGGGACGCGCTGAACGAGGCGTACTGCGGGTTCACGTTCGAGGTCAACGACGTGCCCAAGGGGTCAGGGTTCTACGGCCTGGAGATCGCTAGCCGCGACGCGCTCCGGTATCCCGAAGCCGAGGCTTTCGCGCCGCTCGACCTGACGCTAGGCACCATCCCGACGGTGTTGGACTAGCCCTCGATCTGCGGCGCACCGAGGCCGAGCCTCGCCGCGAGCGCCTCGACGGCCTCGCGCTTGCGGGCCTGGTCGACGTGGATGTACGCCTTCGTGGACAGGATCGAGGCGTGGCCCATGATCGCGGTGATGGTCTGGTCATCGAACCCCAGCGCCCGGAGCAAGGACGCGCACGTGTGTCTCGCTTCGTAGGTGAGGTAGCGGCGCCCGGACTCGTGGCGAACCCCCGCGGCATCCTGGAGTGCGTAGAACGCGGCCCGGTCGGCGGCATCGGTGCGGACCTTCGTAGGCGACCACACGAGGCCGGTCGGCGAGGTCGCCTCGCGCCAGCGGTCGAGCGATGCGGCCAGCGCTGGGGCGAGCATGACGATGCGCTGCCCCGATGCGGTCTTCGGCCGGACCCGGTGCCAGGCCCCGCGGATCTGGCGCGCCTCATACCCGGTCGGGACACGGAAGCCTGAGCTGCGGTCGTGCGCAACCTTGTACGGAAGCGCCTTGAGCTGCCAGGAGATGTCGACCGTGCCGGCGTCGAGGTCGATCGCGTCCCACGTGAGCCCGAGAGCTTCGGCGGGGCGTATGCCCTGGAGGAACGCCGCGAACCACCGGGACTCGTCGGGTGTGCCCTTCGCTGCGGCGAGCAGGGCGATGGAGTCGGGCAGCGGGATCGCGTCACGGTCGTTCTCCCCCGCCGCGGGTGCCTTCATCTCGAACAGACGCGGCGGGACGGCGTGCCCTTCGAGCATGGCATCACGCAGGATCTTGATGAGGACGACGTGCACGCGCCGCGCGGAGGCTGGTGCCCCGCCGCCGGAGAGGATGGCGGTAGAGACGGCTCGGATGTCGCCGGGGGTGAGCCTGTCGAGGCGACGGTGCCCGATGGCCGGGATGATCCACCGCGTGACGGCGGAACGATTGGCGCCCCATGTGGTCGGTCGGTGGGTGGTCTGGGTGATCTCGAGCCAGCGGTTCGCCCAGGTGCGGACGGTCGGCCTGGCGGACGTCGCCGTCTCGTCGGTCTCGACGGCCCGCATGGCCTCGCGGAGCTTGACCTTCACCTCGCGCTCGGTGCGGCCGGTGACCTTGTGTCGACGCCGGGTTCCGCGGGCGGTCCAGCCGGCCTCGTAGGAGGCGACGTACCTGCCTCGCGTGCCGTCGTAGTAGACGGAGCCGGTGCCGTGCGGTCTGCGTGCCATGAGGCACCTCCACTGGGAGCCATACTGGGAGCCATGCCTAGTCTCGCAATGTCACGCCCCGTCTGACAAACATGCAGGTCAGAGCGTTGCGCGTGCTCCTAGTCTACCCTAATCTGTTCACTCGTAATGAACAGGTCCGGGGTTCGACTCCCCGAGGCGGCTCGACACGAATAGGCCCCGCCACCTGCACACTCGCAGGGACAGGGCCTTCGTCACGGGAGCCGATGAAACGCGCTGGGGAGCCATGAGGGTAGCCAAGTGCCGATACTGAGTCTTATAGGTCAGCGACGCGCGCCTGCTGGACGGGTGGCGCTACACGGCGTAGGGTGGCGCTACACCTACCGAGAGGCGAGACGATGAGCAGAGTCCGGATCAGCATCGATGCGGGGTACCTCGGTGATATCGAGGTCACGCAGGACGACGGCGTCGGGACCTATGACGCCGATGCGCAGCGGAAGATGGTGGACGGCCTGATTGTCAAGGTTGTCGCTCAGGCCCGCGCTGCTCTCGGGATCGAGGCGGGCGCGTCTCAGTGACCCCGAACCGTCCCGGCACCCCGACCACGTCGTTCCGTCTGGACCCGGCCCTGATCGCCCGGGCTAAGGCTCGCGCTGTCGAGCGTGGGGAGACCCTGACCGACGTCGTGCGGCGGGCGCTGACCGAGTACGCGGAGGAGGAGACGTGATGGACGCGGCGATGCGTGAGCGGGTGTGGGAGCGGTGGCTCACCGAGTACCCGGAGGACGCCGACCTCGACGAGCGCGGGCAGGACATGGTGCTCGGTACGTACAGGGCCGAGAGCATGGCGTTCCGCCTGGCGTGCGAGGACGTCGACTGGCCGCTCCGCACGATGGCGGTCAGGCTCGCCGACGACCTCGACGCACGCTTCGACGCGCTCCGCCGCGAGGGCCTACGCGCCGCGCTGCGACACACCCGCTGACCCCGGACGCACGAAATCGCCCCGCCTCCCCTTGTGAGGGAGACGGGGCGTTGTGCTGACGAGCGCTTACCGGGTCAGGCAGGGGCGGGTGGTAGTCCGTGGTTGCTGCGTTCGGCGGCCTCGCTGATGCCGTGGAGGCGGGCGAGCTCGATCAGGAGCGTGGTCACGTCCGGGCCCTCGTGCGCCGGGACGGGGTCAGTCGTCGCAGCAGTCCTCGGCGTCCTCACGGGACGAAAAGATCGAGCCGCACGTCGGACACCACCAGACGGGGTCCGCCGGGTCGTGGCCGTGCATCAGGCGTAGGGGAAGCCGGTGGGGTCGTTGCCCGCGGCCTGCACGTCGGCCTCGGCCTCGGCGACGTCGGTGATCACGGTCGCACCGTCGACGACAGGGGCGTAGGACGGGGACTTCGCCACGATCAGCAGGTACCCGAACCACGGGTGGATGTACCTCGCAGCCAGGCCGATGGCTAGGTTCCATCCGGCGAGGATCAGACCGAAGAGGACTGCCGTCAGGGCCAGGTTGAACCCGTCGGGGATGGTCACTCCCAGGCCGATGAGCCACGCGATGACGTAGGCGCCGATGCCTGCGGCACCGGTACGGATGGCGGCGGTGAGTGCGTCTTGGATGCGCACGAGGATGTCAGACACGGTCATGCCTCTCTGTGGTGGGGGTCAGACGGACTTGAGTTGCAGCGTGGCGAGGGCGGACTTCACAGCCGCCTCGACCTGCTCGAGTGATGGATTGCCAGTGACGCCGGATGGCAGGGCGGCAACGATCGCAGCGGGTAGGGCGGCGACGGCGACCTCGGTGCGGCGGGCGATCACACGGGTATCGCGGACCGCCTGGGACAGGGTGCCCACACCCTCGTCGAGGACCGCGGTGAGGAGCGCCTTCGTGGTGCGCGTCGCGATGTCCTCGACCCTGCTCGCCACCGCCTTCTCGGCCTGCTCCATCGTGTCGGCGCGGTCCCGTGCGCGGCGCTCGTCGAGACGCTTCGTGACCTCCTCGCTGATGATGAGTCGCAACTGGTCCTCGGTGTACGGCATGTCGTCCTCCTGTGCTGGTGCGGGTGTCGGGAATGCGTCGGCTGCGGGGCTGTACTCCCAGTGCCACGCCTCGTCGATCTGGCGTCCAGCCCAGTTGGACCAGCCATGGGCGGGTGCAACAGCAGCCAGATGCGCGTAGGTGGACCCGTTGAACCCGCCGAGCCCGGTGACGTCGATCGCCATACCCCACCCGTGGTTGGAGGTCCCGGGCACGGCGGCGGAAGAGTTGCCGGGTAGGCGCCACCACGTCTGACCGAGCCACCGGCGTGGGTCGATGCCCGTCACGTAGGCGGTGGTGTACCGCTCCCGGAAGATCCGCTCCTGCACGGCGTAGGGGCGGTAGGAGTCGGTGAGGCTCAGGGTGATCCCGAACTGGGCGCGCACCTCGGCCACGACGGCGAGCCACGCTGCGGCGGCGTCGGCGCGCAGCGCCTGCCCACCACCGACGCTGACGAGGAGCGCCGTGTCGAGGCGCCCGCTGACGACGGTAGCCACGGTCAGCCTCCGATGCCGTTGGCGGGGTCAGGGGCGTCGTCATGGGGGACAGGGACGCCCGCGAGGCTCATCGCCCTCTCCAGCACGCGCACTCTCCGCCAGGCGCGGTCGGCTGACTGCCGTGCCGCACTCGCCTCGGAGCGCGCTGCGCTCGCGTCGTGCTGCGCATTGGTGACCATCTCAAGCGCCGAACCCGTCAAGGTGGCGGCAGCATTCGCGTCCAAGAGGTTCGCCCCGGAGACGATCTTGCGCCGGTCGGGACCGATACGCAGCAACCCCAGGATCAGGCCCGACGTGACGGCGGCGACAATAAGGGAGAGGATTGTTGTTCCGACTGGTGTCGTAAAGAACTCCATCAGGTCGTCCCTCCCTTGGCGTCGGCAGCGAGCTTGAACCACCAGTGCAAGTACGTCTGGACCTGCCACAACCGCCAGAACGCGCCAACGGCATAGGCGGTGAACATGACCACCGAGAAAACTGTCGAGACGGTGCCTGGGATGACCGACGGAGGATTCCAGAGGCCATCTCGGGCAATGGCTGCGACGACGTAGAGCGTGGCGAAAGAGCCCACGCCGACGAGGAACAGTCGCTCGCAAAGTAGAGAGAGGATCGGCCGGCGAGTCGCAGCCACGACGGCCACCCCACCGAGAGACGCAGACAAGACGAGGCCGACGAGCCACACGATCAGGAGCGGACCCGAGAGGAACTGCGCGAGCGTGAACGTACCCGCACCGGCCAGCCCGAGGATGCCCGTGGTGAGGAAGGCGACTATCGCTGCGACCTCGAACGGGTGCCGGACCGGGGGCCATTCGGGCGGATTCGCGCTGCGGGTCATGGGGCGCACCCTTCTGGTCGGTCCGGGTTGGGGCGGGGTCAGGGCGTAGGTCACGCGGTGCCAAGATCGACCGCGTACAGTTCGCGCGACCCGGCCGGGGTCTCGACGCCCGTGCCCGCGGCCCGGGCCACGAACGCACTCAGGGTTACCGTCCCCGCGCCGGGGACGAACGTCCCGGCGGCCAGCGCCGCCATCTGGCCAGCGCCGCCGGCCGATGGAATCCAGGTCTGGGTCGATGCGACAACCGGGCTCGCCGCTGTCGGTGTGGAGGCCCCGCCGTTGCGGACGGTCACGACGGCCACGTCGGAGGCGACGCTGGTGTTCATCAGGAGCCCGTCGATAATCGCCCGGTAGCGGTGACCCGCGACAGCGGTGAACGCGTAGTTGCCTAGGACAGCGTCGCGGGTAACCGTGGTGCCGGTCGTGGGTGTCCCGTTGGTAGTGGCCGTCGTGGGTGCGCCCATGATTGAGCCGGGACCGTTGGCGATGGCTGCCTTGACCCCGGCCGGTGTGGTCGCCCGGGTGTCGTCGGTACCGGTGACGGTCTCCGCTGACGTGGCAAGTTCGACGCCGCCCATGAGCGCGTCCGTCGCGGCACGAACCGACAGGTCCGTCCCGGTGAGCGTGAGACCGGTGGACGCGGTGAGCGGGGCGAACGCACCAGCAGAGTCGTCCCAGAACACGAGCCGGTCCGCGTTGGGGTCGGCAAAAAGCGGCGGGACGCTCGTGAGGTACCGGCCGTCGAGCGCCGCCCGTGTCGCGGTCGCAGCGTCCACGAGCCCGGCCACGGTCGCGTCGTCAGGCCCCGCCGCGTCGATGGGCCACACGTCCTCGTAGACGGTGCCGCCGGTGAGGCGGACGGGCCACGACTCGGCGGTGAACGACACGTCCCCGTTGGCGTCGGCGTCGACGTAGGGGGCGACGCGGGTGCCCTGGGTGGCATCAACGGGCGCCCCGGTGGTCGGGTCGGTCGTGAACACGCGGGCCCCGCTGGCGAGACGCAGGGCATCGCCGAGCGCGACGTAGACCGCGATCGACTCGTAGTGGTACGTGGTCATGGGCCCTCCTCCGGGTGAGATGTCAGCGGGACCCGTGACGGGGGGTCAGGGGGGAGTACCGTGGGCGGCATGTTCCGTTCCGTCGCCAAGGCGTGCGTGATGCTCGCCGCCGTTGGGGCGTTGAGCGGATCGGTCGTAGCCTCGGCGGTCGCAGAAGGGCCCGGACTGGTGGGTCGGTACAGCACCCCCGACTCGGCCGCTGCCCTGCCGCCAGTCCGAGGTGGCGACGAAGTGTGCAGCGGTCAGGTCGCCCTGGATTGGCCCGTGAGCGTCATCGCGTGGACCGAGATCCGCGACCTGCGCGACCTTGGTCTGCCGGTGTGCGACGTGACGTGGGGCTTCTACGTTCTCGACGACCCGTGGTGGGGTCTGACATACCAGGACGCGACCGGTGCCGTATCTGTCCAGATCGAGGCCAACGACGCCGAGTACGCCGAGTACGCCGACAAAATCGACCCGGGCGCGGCGATCCGATCCGTCGTCCGTCACGAGTTCGGGCACGCCATCGTCTACGGGGCAGGACTACAAGAGGCCGAGTTGCGCGCTACGTTCACCGATCCGCTGTTCCGGTATGAGGAGACTGTGACCCCAGGCAACGAGGCCGCGGCCGACGCGATAGCCGCCGTCTTGGCCGCCGCCAGCGGTGACGAGCAATACCGGATGTACGTCGAGGACGTCAGCGCCGCCAGCACCAGGGCAGCCGAAGCGCTGGTCGCAGCGAGCGTAGGATCGGACGCATGACCAATCCTCAGCCGCCGCCGGGCGTGTTCTACGTTCCGCCGCCGCTCCCTTAGCCCGTCACCTGGACGGTGAGGTATGGCTGCTGAAACTGCACTGATCCGGCTGCCGAGCCAGACGACCACGCCCGCATCTGCCCGGTGACCGTGTAGGTTCCCGGCGCGAGCGTCAACGCTCGCTGGACAGTGAGTGACGCCCCGCTGGCCGAGTTCGAGTAGGCGGCAAATCCGCGAGCGGAGATGTCTCCGTAGACGAGAGACCCGTTCGAGAGGGAGAAAGTTGCCTCAGCGGTTACCGCCCCACTTGTGCCGGGTGTGATTGAAGCCTGCCCGCACCCGACCGTTACAACGAGTTTGCCAGTCGGAACGCTGATCGTGATAGGGATTCCAGCGCCATACGCATGGAACAGCGCGTCATTCGGCAGCGACCCCGTGTTGAAGGTTGCGATTGACGTTGTGACGGTGACCCTCGATGCCAGGTCCGCGACCTGATCAGCCAGGGTCGCCTGAGCGGTGCTCAGCCCCGTGACGGTCGTTGCGAGCGTCGCCTGCTGCGCGTCCAATGTCGCCTGCTGCGCGGCGAGGGCGTCGATCAGCCCGAGGATCGTCACGTCCCTCGCGGCCAGGCTGGCGTACACGTCGATACCGTTGAGCGCCAGGAGTGACGCCCCGCCGTCGTCCGGGCCGAGCATCCACCCCGTCGTGCCGAGTGCGGCCCGGGACGTGCCGTCGTAGTCCCAGGACTGCATCTGCCCCGTGACCTCGACGCGACCCTCAGCCGTGACCGACATGCCCGACCGGGTGTACGGCGAGGCGTTCTCATTACGGGTCGCCCGGCGCTTCTGCTGCTCGATGATCCGCCGCAGGGACGGGCCCGTCTCCGGCAGACGACCCATCAGGCACCCCTCACATCGGCGATCGTCCAGTTGACGCGCACCGGGCCGTCGTCCGGCACCAGCACGGCCAGGTCCAGCAGGCGCGCCTCGAACACCAGCGGGCGCACACCCGCATACACGTCGCTGTCCAGGATCACTCGCACCGTGTCCCCGCGGGCCACGCCCGTCCAGTCCGGGTCATCCTCGAACGTGGTCAGCGTGTACGCCGTCGTCATGCCCCGGGCTGCCGCGAGGTCGGCGTCGGCGTGCCGCTGGAGCGTCGCCGACCTGCTCACGTCCTCGTACCGGGCCGTGCGGGTCCGCCGCGGGTAACCCGCCGCCAGGAGATCGGTAGCGTAGGCGTAGCGGCGGAGCTGAGCGGCCTGCTCACCCGCACCGACCGCTTTGGCTACCGTCATCCCGGGGATCTGCCGTCGTGCCGGGTGTGCGATCACGTTGCCACCGCGTCGCCCACCAGCGAAGATCGGGCGGGCGTCCGTGGGGAAGATGTTGCCGAGCATCGTCAGCACCGGGGGCGCGGCCGGGGGTACGTAGTCCTGCGTGTCCTCCACGTACTCCAGGACCGCGGACGGGGCCGTCGACCCGAGCCGGTCACCCAGGACCAGGGTCCGGGTCGGGTTCTGGAACGTCCCGGTCGCGGCGACATACCACTCCGGGCCGCCAGCCGACTCACCGAGCCGCCGAAACTCCTCCTCCACGGTCGTCGTGTCCCAGGCGTTGATCGTCAGGTCCGACCGGGCCGCACCCGTCGTCGAGCCCATCTGCACGAGGTAGTTCTGGCCGGAGATGGCCTGCGCGTCGGAGATCATGCGACGGAACAGCTCGTGGTCGTTGGTGTTCGTCAGTGCGAGCGGGACGGCCGGGACGGCCTCGAACGCCGAGCCCCACTCTGCGAACGTGAACGCGAACGTGCGCGGGCCCGTCTGCGACTCGCCGAGCATCCGACCCGACCACACCGGCACCGAGTCCCGGCAGATCAGGACGCCCGACATTGCCGCCGACAGGGCCGGGCGCCAGAACGAACGGCCCGGCTCGACGGTGGCGCTGAACGAACACTCGCCGTGGTCGGACAGTGGCAGGGTGAACTCGAGGCCGCGGGCGGGAATGATCTCCTCGACCACATGGGCGTCATCCCAGCGTGTCGCGTAGACCTCGTACATCAGGCTAGTCGCCGATCCGGTAGCACGACAGGGTTGCGGTGACCCCATAGGCGGAAGCGGTCAGACCTGTGATGACCGTCAAGGCGCAACCAGCGGCCAGCGGCAGGATGGCTGCGACGCCCCCAGCGGCGAAAGAAGCGGTGGACAAGCCCCCCCGGTAGAAGTTCGTGGAGCCCGCCAGCAGTGTTCCGCCGATCTGAACCTGGACCCACCCGGTCGCGGCCGCCGAGTTGGCCAGGCCAAGCGACACCGCGTACAGGCCACCCTTGCCTGCGGGGATGACGATCGGGGTCGTGTTGCCGGTCAGCGCGCCGACGAACCCGCCACTGTTCTCGCCGACGCTCCACGTCCCGGTATGGGTGCGGGTTGCCTGTGTCACCCACCCGTCGGTCAGGTTGACGGACGCACCGACACGATTAGTTCCCCGCAGGGCCGTGAACGCGCGCAGGTCGTCGATCTTCGCCGTGGGGATCGTCGTCGCGGACGCAGCGTGCCGCAGCCGCGCCAGGGCGCACGCCGTGGCCGGGACCGTCGGGTCGTCCGGGGTCGCGTTCGGGGTGCCGATGATCGCGATGATGGCCTTGGTCAGCATGTCGAACACCACGATGTCGTTGCGTGGCAGGGCGCCCATCGGGTTCGCCGTGAACACGTCGAGGGTCGCCTGCGTGTCGTTGACGAGCAGCGCCACACCCGTGCCCACCGACGCCTGGACCGGGGCCGCGCCGGCAGCCACCAGCACCGCGCCGGACGCAGTGGTCGTCTGCGTCACGACCAGCCCCGACAGCACGCCGGTCGTCGCCAGCCCGGTCGACGTCTGCGCCAGGAGGAACGACGTCGCCAGGCGATCCTGGGCCTCAGAGTTGCCCTCGTCGAGGTACTGGAACGTGGTCATGAGACCGCCCTTTCGTGACCGAACACGTGCAGGAGTGCCGCAGGATCAGCCGTGTCGGCCGTCCATGTGATCGACCCGCTGCCGACGGGGACCGCCAGCCAGTTGCCCGAGAACGTCACCGGCCAGTGCCGGATCGACACCTGCCCCTGGAGCAGGACCCGCCGGTTCGCCATGTCCATGTCGACCCACTGACCCGCCAAGATGGCCCCGTTGATTCGCACCCACGCGCCCGTCTCCATGAGAGTGACCACCGGGTTGAGGACCGGGCCGTCGATGCGCAGACGCGGCCAGTACGCGGCCGTGCCCGCGTTCGGGACCGACACCGCGCCGGGCGTCACACCCTCCGGGATGCCCCAGTCGGTCGGCCACACACGCGGCCAGATTCGGCCAGCACCCGGGGTCGCCGACGCCAAGGACGCCGAGCCGTAAGTCGCGGGACCGTACAGCAGGGAGTCGGGGGCCGCGAGGGGGATCGCGTACTCGAACGCGCGATCGCCGGACCACTCCGACGTCACCTTCCCCACGAGCCGCGCCAGGCACGACAGCACGCCGACGTCGGGGTTGTCGACGACGACCTCGTAGACGGCCTGCGGACGCAACGCCGTGAGCTCGCGCAGGGCCGCATCGGCAGCGGCAGCCGTCGCCTCCTCGATGAACCCGATGACCTCGAGCGGGCGCTCGGTCCTGGAGCCCGACCCGTCCCAGGCTCCGTCCTGCTGCGCCTTGGCCTGCAAGCCCGACCGCACCGGTGGGCCGTCGAGCCAGCCGACGACATCCGCCACGGCCCGGACAGACGTCGTGGTCGCCTCGTCGAGCAGGATGCCGCCGACAGTCACCGTCCTCATCGGATGCTCGCCCCGATCCATGCGTCAGCCGACTGGGACACGCGGCGCCCGTCCATCGTCAGGTTGACGTTCGCCATCGCCCGCGCGAGCCGGTCGTAGTCGATGAGGTCCCTGCCACGCCCGGAGACCGGCCCGGCGTCCATCTGGCCCATCTGCCGGGCAACCATCGCCGCGAACTCATCCACCCGCGAGAACGGCAGAACAGCCTCGGACCCGGACTCCCCGAGCATCGCAAGCGCCGGGTTCGTGACCAGCGCACCGGATGCGAGGTACGGGATGTTCGGGGTGTTGAGGGTGAATGACGGCCACTCGGCACCCCACGGCGTCGTCCCACCACCCATCGTGATCGAGAAGTCATTCCACGCGCCGATGATGTTGTTCAACGCGCCCTTGAACGACGTCCAGAGCCCGTCCCACAGTCCACTGATAGCGCCCCCGACGCTCGCCGGCAGTCCCCCGAGGAAGGCCATGATCCCGTCCCAGTTCTCGATGATGAGGCCTAGCGGCGTCCACCCGAAGACTTCTACGATCTTGTCCTTGACCATCGTGAAGAACGCGCCCACACGGCCGGGGATCGCGGAGAAGAACCTGACGATGCCGTTCCATGCCGACGTGAGCGTGGACGTGATCGAGGTCCATAGGCCGGCAAGGAAGGTGCCGATCGCGTTCCACGCGGTGATCGTGACGCGCTTGATCCATTCCCACGCGCCACCGATCCAGCCCTTGATGCGCTCGAAGTTCAGGGCGATCAGCACGCCGAGACCAACCACGGCGGCGATGACGATGCCCACCGGGCCTAGCGCGATGAGCCACGCGAGGGCGATCTTCGCCGCACCGAGGAGCGCCTGCACACCCATGACGGCCCACCCGACGACCATCGCCGCGACCGTGATCGCCATCGACGCGACCGCCGTAGCCTTCGACGCCAGCCACGCCCCCGCCATGCGGGCGTGCGACGCGACCGTGGTCGCGGCACCCTTCACGGCCTCGATCTTGTACAGGGCCCAGATCGCGACCGTCTGCGCACCGGAGGCGACGGCCGCAGCAGCGGACGCCACCCATCCGGCGACGACCCTGTAGTGCGACGCGAACTGTGACGCTGCCGAGGCGATGGCATCGCCTTGAAGCATGAGCCAGATCGCGGCCGTCTGCGTACCAGATGCGATAGCGGCAGCGGCGCTATACGCCCAGCCGACCGCCATGCTGATGAACACGGGCAGGAGCAGGGTGGTGATGATGCCCGCAACGATCTTGATCGTGCCAGCGCTGTCACCGACCCACTTCGCGAAACTCCGTATGCCCGGCACGACGGTGCCGGTGATGAACCCAGCGAAGTCCTTGACGGCCGGCACGACGGTGCCGGTGATGAATGACCCCATGCTGTCGAGCGCCGGTAGGAGAGTGTCACCGACGAAGCCCACGAGGGCCGACATGATGGGGAGGAGCCCGGTGCCGATGCGCGCCTTGACGTTGTCGAACTCGGCCGCGGTGATCCGCTGCTTGTTCGCGAGCTGGTCGGAGGTGTTCGCGAAGTCACCCTGCGTGTTCGAGGTCTGCTCCATGAGATACCCGTAGCGCGCCTGGATCTTCTCCGACTCCGTCAGGGACTTGCCGTTCGCGGCGAGCCCGTTCGCCAGGCCGTATGCCTCGACGGACGCTGCGGACATGTCGAGGCCGTACTTGCGTAGCGGCTCCGACTCGCCGGCGAGCCCGGACTGGAACAGCTGCGCGGCCTCGTTCACGTCGAGGTTCATGACCGAGGCGAAGTCAGACGCGCGCCCGGTCAGGTCTGCGAGTGTCCCTGTGACGTCCCCACCGTCGCCAGCGATCGTCTTGGAGAACGAGGAGAACCGCACCGCGAGGTTGTTGAACTCCAGGTTCGACAGGCCGAGGTTCTGCGCGGCCGACTTCCCGAGGGCCTGCACACCCTGTGACGCGCCCCCGTAGGACACGTTCAGGGCGTTGACCGACTCGTTCAGCCCGGAGGCTTCCTTGATCGCGCCGGAGAAGAACTTCCCCACCATGACCGTGGCGCCAATGGCGAGCAGCGGGGCAAAGACGGACTTCGCCATCCCGACGATGCTCGTGCGCATGCCGCCGCCGTACTTCTTCCCGCCCGCCGTGCCCGCGGCGGCGAGCGGACCGTCCATCTCCCTGCCGATCGCAGCCGCGCCGCCCCGGAAGGACGGCATGATGGCAACGTATGCGGCGGCGATCGTCTGTCCGGCCATGTCAGCCCCTCTCGCGTGCGGTCAGGGGGACGTGGTGAACCGGCCGCGCGCGTCACGCGACCGACCGGCTGGTGCCTCAATGCGCGCGCGCAGGGCCCGGTACTCGGCGACCGACATGGACGTCCCGGCCCCGATGGCCTTGGGCTTCTCATCCCAGGGCCGCGGGTACGGTGCGGGCCGTGACTTCTTCGGGTCAGAGTTGGCCGAGACGAAGGCGTCGTAGGCGTTCGCGGCGAGCATCCACTCGTAGGAGACCGCGTGGTCCCACCCGTAGATCCCGGCCGCCACATGGGAGGACGGGTCGGAGGCGAGTTCCATCGTCAGCCGCCATGCCTCGCCCCAGGACATCTGGGCCGGGACGTCGAAGCGACACCCGAACCGGGTGCGCCAGTCATACTCGAACGCGGGGCGGTGCTCCTCGATGAGATCGAGGAGCGTCAGGATTGGGGGAGCGTCGCCCCGCTCATGTCGGCCGAACCCATCCACTTGCCGAGGATGGTCAGCATCTCGTCGGTGGGCTTCGCGTAGAGGGCTTCCAGCGTGGCCGGGGCAGCATCAACGGCCTCGACGCAGACCAGCGCGAACTTCAACTCGCCGATCTCCCCGCCGAGCATGGCGTCGCGGAACGCCTTGCCGGGGATCTTCGCGAGAGCCTCGGACGGGTGCGGCAGGGTGTACGTCACGCCGTCGTGGTCGAACGTGAAGCCGTCCGGCTTGGTCGCCTTCGGCTTGTGGTCCTGCGGCTTGCGGGGTGGGGGGGTCTTGCGTGCTGCGGGAGGCATGCGCGTGCCCTTCTGTCGTGCGCGGATAGGTCAGCGCGGATGGGGTTGAGCACCGACCGGGGCATCCGCGCAGGCACCCCGGCCGGTGGCTGTCAGACCGCGGACTTGAGCGCCGTGTCCATCGCGTCGACGTTGCCGTACACGGTGACCGAGCACTTGAACGCGACGGCCTCGCCGTTCTTCCATCCGGCCTCCTCCATCGAGGTCAGTTCGCCGACGAACGCCTCGCGGTGTGCGTTCGTGCCGTCGATGACGTCGACGACGAAGTTGCGGCTGCCGCCCGTCGCGGATGGGTCGATGGTGTACGTGCCCTCGGTGATGGTCTGCGTGACGGTCGTCCCGTAGGCGAACTCGATCGTGTCGACGCTCGTCTCCCACAGCGTGAACTCGTAGGTCCGCTTCGCGTCGGTGATCAGGGTTCGCACGATGGCGTTGTTCTGCCACGCGGTGAGGTCCTTCGCGGTCTTCTCGCTCTTCGGGATGACCCCGTCGGGGCCGACGTAGCCGAGCCCGTCGTAGCCCGTCAGGGCCTCGGCGGCGGTCACGGGAGGGGTCGCGGTCAGCAGGCCGACGGACACCTCGCCCGTGATGCCAGTGCGCACATTGGTCGCAGTGAGCGTCATGATGTTCTCCTTCGTGTCGAGATGACAGCGCACGGCCGCCGGGTGGGGTGATATGGCTACCGCCGTGCGCGCGGCGGGGTACGGTGAGTGGCCATGAGGACCACTGCTGGGGTGCTGCTGATCGTCGGACTGCTCGCCGGGTGCGCGGGTGGAGGCAAGACCGATGCGCCGGCACATGGGACCAGTACGACGCCGGCGGCCGAGTGCACCCAGGCGCCGCAAGCGCTGCTCGACCGGATCGCCACCGGGGCGCTCGACGGCACCGGAATGGTGCCGGTGACCGGTCAGGTGTACCTGTCACCCGACTACGGCAAGGTCTACTTCGTCGCCATGCGCTTCACGGCAACCGGGGTCGAGGATCAGACCGGTGTATGGGCGACCAACGGGCTCGACTCCGGTATCACCATGTCCGTCGACGGGTTCGCCAAGGAGTTCACGGACTGGCCCGACTCGGCCACCACGGATGCCGCCATCGCCAGCACGGACCCCGCCGTAGCGGTCGCGATCGGGTGCCTCGGCTAGAGACCAACGCCGCGGACGACGAGCTCCGCAGTGAAGTACTGGCACGGACGGGTGGACGCCTCGGTGACGTCGTAGGGACGGTTCGCTTCGGAACGGCGGATCGGACCGGCGCCCTCGGACGAGCCGATGAGCGCGGACACGAGGTTCGCCAGGTCGGACGTCTCTCCCGCATTGGCGCCCCACACGCGGATGCCCAGGCGGGCGATGGCTCGCACGTCGCCGAGGGCAGGGCCGCCGTCGTCACGGATCACGACGAGACGCTTCGACGTGGGCCACAGGTCGCCGGGCTGCTCGGACGGGACATGGTTGGACACCTTGACCGACGTCGTGAACGACTCCGTGCGGGCGGTCAGGGACGCGGACAGGTTGCCGATGAGGAACGCCTCGAGGTCGGCATGGATCACGCCGGCCATCAGACGCTCCCGACGGAGCCGAGCGCGCGCGCCAGGTTGCCGGTGCGCGACTCCACGACCCGGGCGTGCGGCGCGTCCGCCACGACCAGTTCGACCGCGCGGTCCGTCGTGGCGGACTCCCGGTGGATCGAGGAGTGGTAGGCGTCCGTCACCACAGGGGCGGACGCCTTCGCAGCGGCCTCCACACGGTCAGCCGGGCCGACGAGGACAGCGCGCACGCCGGCGCTCTTGAGCATGGCCTCGATCTCGGAGTGGATGAGGACGATCTTCGTGCGCGCCATGTCAGCCCTCCAGGGGGTCGCAGCGCAGGCACCGGCGATACGTGCCGCCAGGAGTCACGCCCTGGTCGCTCAAGATCGTGATGGGGACGACAGCCATCTCGGAGAACTGGCATCGGTCGCACCACTCGAAAGTCGGCTCGCCCGCCACGAACAGCCAGAGGACGATCTCTTCCGTGGCCACGTCAGCCCTCCACGAGTGCGAGCTCGACGACCAGACCGGCGGTCAGGGTGGTGAACGGCGACACCCACACGGCCGGGTGACCGATCACCTGATACGTCAGGCCGCGCACCCGCAGGCGGTCCGTGGCCACGACGTCCGGGGATGAGAGGTAGAAGTACACCTTCGGGGTCGTCACGGTCTGCGCACGGCCCACCTCGACCGGCTCGAGCGAGCCGCCCGGGTCGAACGCTGCGCCGTCGAGCGGCGTGTCCGCGTCGACACCCGGGAGCGGGTTGTCGTAGCGGTCGACGCCGGGGGACGCGCCCGTGCGGATGCGCGTGACGGTCTCGCCGATCACATCAGCCCCCATACAGCGGGTAGAGGCCAGTCAGCACCGCTCCGCATGAGCAGTACAGTGCGCCGAAGAACAGGGCGCACGAGTCGGCGTGCACGATCGTCGCCGAGCCGGCCGAGACCGTGTCGATGTCGAACGCGCCGCCCTGCTCAGGCCCCTTGCACAAGTCCTGCAACTGCTCAATCTCGGACGGCCAGAACATGCTCCGGCGCGTCTGGCGGGTGTCCATCGTCTGCTGCTGCCCGAACGGGCCGATCTGCGTCGACTGGGCTGACATCGCCCCACTGCCGGCCTCGTGCCATCGGATGACGGCGCCGCGCAGGATCGCCTTGGCGGCAGCAGCGTAGGTGAACTCGGCGGTGATGATGCAGGGGGCGACCCGCGCTGCGATTGCCATGGCGTCCTCGATCATCGCCGCAGCCTTCACGACATCGATCGTCGCGAACGGCTCCAGGTCAGCAGGTACCAGAGTCACAGCAGGCACGGGGCACCCCCTCGCATCACTTGGTGGTGGGCTTCGGCGCCGGCGACTTGACCGGTGCCTTCGGTGGGGCAGGGATCGCGTAACCGCCGCTGGCGACCAGGCGCTTGGCCTTCTCGTCAGTGACGCTCACGCTCACCCCGCTCGATGTGATCAGGATCATCAGACGTTCGCCACCGCGTCCTCGACCACGGAGAAGCCGTCGAGGTCCATGACGCCCCAGCCGTAGACGATCTCCGAGCGGAGAGCGATCTGGTTGGCGCGCTTGAGGTCGCCCTGGCCGTCCGGGTCGCCGTACTTGATGAGCTCGACCGGGACGCGGCGCTGCACGCCCCACTTGAGCAGCGACCAGTCGCCGACGATGGCCTTGACGTTGGTGTCCGCACCCTCGGGGGTTCCGGGCACCGTGGTCGACGCTGCGGCCCGCAGGCCCTCGAACGAGGACACGTTGAGCCCGAAGCCCATCTCCGGGTACTTCTTGCGCCCGTCGGTGTAGCGGCTCGTCGCGATCGTCCAGGCGTAGGCCGGGTTGAACGCGATCCCGTCCGGCGTGTAGCCGTCCGCGATGATCAGGCCGGCTGCGGCCTCCATGACGGTGTCCGGGGTCGTGAGGGTTGCGGTCACGATCTCCACACGGTTCGTGGTCGTCGCGATCCGGTCACCCACGACGATCGACGCCACCGCAGCACCCGTGAGCGGGTTCATGCCGTGGAACACGCCGAGGTCGAGCGCACGCGCCAGGGCAAGGCCCGACTCGTCCGCGAGGGTCGTGAGGATGCCGAGCTGGTAGTCCTCGTCGGCCCAGAGAACCTCCTCGTTGAATCGGAGGGTGACCTGGACCTTGTGCGGGGTGACGGTCTTCGTGCCGAAGCCGACGGTCGAGGCGGCCTTGTTGGCGCCCTCACCGACGTACTCGGCGCGGGGCCGGGTCGTCAGCGTCGGCTGGGTGATCGAACCGAACGACTGCGGCTCGTCCTGCGCGAGCAGGGCGACGACCGAACCGGTGGACGCCTTGGAGAACAGTCCGCTGGCGATGTTGGTGGGGAGGGTGATGTTGCTGGTTCCGAGAACGGCCATGGCCGTCTCCTCTCATGTCAGGGGTTACCGCCGAACAGCGAGCGAACGGCCTCGAGGCCCTCGCCCGACTTCGCAGCGGCTGGGGTATTGCCTTCACGGGGAACGTGGTTCCCGTGCTTCTTCTCGTCCGCTGCCTGCCCCCCGAGCCGCACGGCGAGGGCGCGCATGGCGTCCTCGCTCGTGATCGTGTCCAGCAACTCGGCGTCGCCCTTGGAGAGCTTGTGCTCGATGGCGACGTCGCGGCGCAGGACCCGCGCCTCAGCCTCAGCGGCCTTGCGCTCGGCCACAGCCAGGCGCTCGCCGGCCTTCTCGGCCTCGGACTTCTGCGACTCCTTGATCGTCGCCAGTTCGTCGGCGGCGGTCTTGTTGTCCTTCGCGCGGCGCTCCCACTCCCGAGCCTTCGTCTTCCAGTCGATCTCGACCGGTGGCGTCTGCTCGCCCTCGTCACCCTGTGCAGGGGGAGTGGGCTTGGGTGTGGCGTCGGTGGGGACAGGGGTGGTGTCGGACATGGTGTGCTCCCGTTTCGGGTAGTTCCCGGCCGTGCGGCCGGGGAAGTCTTAGGCGTACATATCGATGGCGCGGTGGATCAGCGCGTTGTGGTCAGCCAACTGCTGCGCTGCGCTCGCATCGCCGGCGGCGGCCCGATTACGCAGGGCCGTGGTGCGCTCCGACGCCTTGTAGATGTCGACGTCGACCTCAGGCGCGCTCGCGTCCCACGACGGGACGGCGGTGCAGTTGCAGTGACCGTGCGCTGCGAAGTGCACCGTCGCTTCCTTGTAGACGCCCCCACGGCCGGCGAGCATCTTGCAGAAGTCGCACCCGCCAGAGCGCACCTCGCGGTGCCACCCGGACGCCTGCGGGTCACGCGAGGACGACGTCGTGATCGTCGACCGCCCGGCGGCTAGCGCGTACTTGCCGACGGCCGACTCGAGGGAGGTCAAGGCGTCGCCCGGGTTGCTCGTGAACAGCGCCCCGGCGGCACGGCGGGCGGTCGGCTCGGTTGCGTCCTGGTAGGGCGACGGCATCATCGACGCGCGGAACCTGCCCGGGATGGCCTCAGCGGCGCGAACCTCGTCGTACCAGTCAGCAGCCACAACTGCGGCACTCTCCCCGTACTGCTTCACCAGCAGCGGCACGTACTTCAGCAGAGCGTCGCGGGTACGCGCCGCGTCGCCCAGGTTCAGCGACGACCAGAACGCGTCGAGGTCGCGCAGCAGCAGCGCCCGCACGCCCTCCTGCGCGAGCCGCAGACGCTCGGTGTCAGCCTGCGACGGCATTGGCAACGACCCCGCCGGCGATCAGCGCGTCCATGCGTGCCCGCCCCTCGGCCCGCTGACGCTCACCGAGTGCGTCGTCGATCTGCTGCTCGCTCATGCCAACCAGGGACAGACCCACGCGCGTCTCCGCAAGCCACGGGACGGCCGCGAGCTGCTTGGTCCCAGCGTCGGCCTCGGCGGCGCGAGACAGGAACCGGGGGTTGCGCCACCGCGGCGCGATCGACGCCCACTCGGTCGGGATCTCGGACAGGTCGTTCGCGATGGCAAGCGAACGCGCGAACGCGCGGCGCAGCGCCGGAGACCAGTCATCGACTGTGCCCTCAGCCTCGGCGATGAGCTCGTACTGCGAGGCGTCATAGGACTCGGCCGACGTCGGGTTCGAGACGTCCGTGATCGCCAGCGACGTATCCGGCAGCGACATCTCCCGCGCGTACAACTTCGCCAGCGCGTTCAGGTCAGCCAGGTGCGGCTCCGGGGACGCCGCCGCAAACTGCTTCACGTCAGCCCGTGCCAGGGACGGCTCGTCCTGGTCCTGGTCGTCGGGGATGCCCTTGATGCGGCCAAGCATCACCTGCCATACCGGCTTGATGTTGCCATTGGCGTCCTTGAACACCGACTCGTCAGCGCCCAGGAGCAACAGCTCCGGGAAGGAGTAGATGTCCATGTGACCCTCGAGCCGCAGGAGCTCGCGCACGGCAGCGTCCTGCAAGCCCCGCGCAGCACGGGAGATCCGTGAGGACCCGAACGCACGCCGCAGCCTGGGCTTGTAGACCATCGGGTCGACGGGGACACCCCACGGGTGGTCCTGCTGGTCGACGGACCACTTCGCGCCGTCCTTCGTGGCCGTCAGCGTGACGCCATCCTGGTACAGCACGAGGCCGGTCGTGTTGCCCTTGTCGTCGCGGTCCGTGATGGACAGGAGGTTGTCCATGCGGCGGGCACGAGCGTTCCATGTGCCGGTCGCGTCCAGGGCCGACTTGAAGTGGATCAGCGCCGCCGGCTCACCCTCACCGCCACGGGTCGTCACGACGAACGCCGGCCCGTGGATCAGCGACTCGAGCCCACCCTGACGCGCCTCGGACCCGAGCATGTTGCCATCCCACACGGCGGGCGCACCGAGCGCGTCGATGTCGCCGTCGGGCCAGGAGAACCCGCTCAGGACGCAACGCCGGTTGAGCGCGTCGACACCCTTCGCCGTCCACCCGAGCGTCAGCGCGAGGCTCCGGTACATCGGCGGCAAGACGTTCGACACCTGTCGCACCGCACGGTGCATGTCGTAGTACGCCGACAGCATCTCGTTGCGTGGTGTCGCGTCGGTGAGCTGCTCGTGGAGGCCCTTCAGCAGCGCGTTCGTGTCGTCATCGACACCAGGGAGGCGAATGGTCTGCTCAGTCACCGGACCACCGCCTTTCGGTCTGCCATCGTGCGGTTGCCCATGGTCCGGCCTTCGCCGGTCTTGCGCTTCGCTGTCACCGCTCCGAACCGTGCGAGCGTCACCGCGTCAAGGCTGGTCACGTCGCCGTCGGGGGTTACCGCCCGCCATCCCCACCCGCCGGCGGTACCGATCTTGCGATGACCGGCGACGCGCACGGCATCATCGAGCCCCGGCTGTGCGAAGTGCGAGACCTGGCGCTCGTTGATCGCCCGCAGCATCCCGGCATGCGCCGTGATCGCCTCGTCTGTCGTCACCACGCGCACCCGCCGGGCCGACACGCCTGCCTTGACGAGCTGGGCGCGTAGGTCGCCCGATCCGGCCTTGCCGTCGATGAGGATCACGGATGCCTTGTGCCATCGCTCGACCAACCAGGCGACCAGGTCCGACGTGCCGTTCGCCATAGCGCTCACACCGAGCGCCTCGACATGCGTCACGCCCTCGTCCGAGTGCAGCGCCACGGCGGCACCGATGCGCTGGCCGTCTGTCGAGAACTTCACCGCGTAGGCGAGCACGCCGTCGGTCGGAGCGTCTTCCGCTGGGACCGCCATGCCCAGCCATGTCGGGTAGTCGATCAAACCGCCGAGCGCGTCCGAGTCCCACGCGCCGCACCGCTCGCGCATGAATCCAGCGAACGACATGCCGGCCATCTCGTCCTCAACGACGGTCGTGTGCACCCGATCGCCCAATGCCGGGTTCGTCGCCGCAGCCACGGCCAGCACCGCGTCACGCTCAGCGGGTTCAGTCGGGGGCCACATCGTCGTCACGGGTGCGCGATCAGGGGACCACTCATGCCACGACAGCCGGTGATCCTTACCCTTGGCGCCAGACGCCCGCATCCGCTTGAAAGGGGCGCCGTCAGCATTCGGCGGCGGCGGCGTGCCAGTCATGATGATCTGCGGGTCACCTGAGGGCGCCGCAGAGATCGTCGGCAGCAGCGCCTCCAACTGCTCGTCGGATAGCTCCTGAGCCTCATCGAGTACAAGATCGTCAACCGTGAAGCCGCGGCCAGACCCGCGCGAGCGTGCAACGAACTCCACCGACCCGCCATTCGACAAGACGATGGCCTCCTGGCCGTTCGTCTGCCGGATGTCGCGCACCAGCACCGCGAGCTCAGGCCAGCGACGCTCGTTCTCGAAGAATGACCGCAACCGCACGAACGCCTTGCGCGCCGTCTTGACCTCATGCGCCGTGTGCAGAACCTTGCGACCCTGCACCACGATCTTGAACAGCTCGACAACCTCGAGGATGCCGTTCTTGCCGTTCTGCCTCGGCACAGCCAAGCCGCACCGGCCGGCAGCCAGCCGGTTCGACGACGACCGACCCAGCCACGAGACGACCACCATGGCCTGCCACGGGTCCGGCGTCAGGCCATACCTCGACGCCAAGAAGCACGCATCGCCACCGTCGTCGAACCGGGCGGAACGCTTCGGCTCAAGCCTGACGCGCGGCTCCTGCCTCCCGAGCAGCACGGCGGGCGTTGTCACGTCAGGAAGCAGGGAGCGACCTCGGCCCATAGCCGCTCGCGAGTCTCCTCCGGGAGCCTGAGGGCGCCGCGGGTCCACGCGACAGAGTCACCGATGAATCCGCGCGCACCGTGAGGGCTGCGGGGAGTCACGACGACGACGCACTCAGGGCGGTTGGCTGCGACCCAGTCGCGCCCATCGCGGACGTGCGCTGCGATCACGATCGTGGGGAACGGCATCTCTCACGCCCCCATCTGTCGGGCAGCCCGCCGGGCCGTCACCTCGTCCAGGCCGGACCCCTTCGGGGTGGCCGGCGCCAATGCCTTCTCGAGCTCGTCAATGTCCGCGAGGGTCGCTCGGTACTGGGCTGCGATCTGCGCGCGCACACCGATCGACGCCTCGGTGATGGACTCCTCGAGCAGGTCGGCGAGGGCGCGCAGGCGGTCGATCCTTGCCACGGCACACCCCCCTCATACCCCTCGGGGGTATCT